ATACGTTCGAGTGTAATTGAGTTGGTAAGCGTCGTTAAGAAACTTATCCATCATAGCTACGCCTTCCATATCCATACGGTCTTGAAATAGCTTTTTCGAGGCGCCGAATGCCAAGGTCTCCCACCACTCCAATAACTCCGGAGTCCCTTGACCCGCAGGAGTATTGGCAAGAGCTTGCGTAGGCTGACGATAAGCGATCATTTCTACGGTGTATCCCCGATCAGGTACAGGGCGAAGTGTAAATTGATTCTGGAAAAACAGCATGGACAAAGGTATGGAAGGCTGCACGGGATTGTACTGAATCTGGATGGGAGATCCTCCGGGCACTGCTTGAGAGAAGAAGAGGCCGGCAATCTGCCCCGTTGCGTAGTTGATCGTCCCTTGAGGGTTAACCGAGCTCACGTCTCCAATGAGAAGGCCATTGCCGTCATCCGTAACGTTGAGAGTGTTTCCATTAGCTAGGTTCACTGTAATCAGAACGTTTTGCACTCTGGAAGCAGGGTAATTTAGGTTAGCAGTCGGATTGTTGTTAACACTACGAATAATGGGGCGACCTGTTGTAACTCCGCTATAAGGGCCGCTAGTTCCATTGCCTGTGGCAAAGTTCGTCTGAGACTGCCAGTTAAAATTGACCGCATAAAAGCTCCATGGATCTTGAAAGAGAGCGATCTCTCGTTTCATGCATCTGACGGGCTGTTCGATGGTCGTGAATTTCTCGCTGTCGAATGCGTATGTATCTACGCCGAATACCGTGTCGAAGGTGAGCACGTCTTTCAGCTTGAGCGAGCGAAATTGAGCCGGGAAGTCGTAGTTGTAAAAGCTGTTGATGTAGTCGTCGATGCCTACGCTATTGGGATCGGAGACATCAGCCACGTCAGGGATAATGAATGCATTGCCTGAGCCTGTTAGCCGTCGAAACTTGGCTCGGATTGCGTTGAGTGTGCCTATGGCCATATTTTTGCCTAATTAGGAGGTAAGTTATCGAATACATCTTCAAGATTTACCGTAGGAACGAATAAACCCGGCACGATTCCTGAGCCTACAGGTACGCATATCGCAGGAACGGGCACCAATTGCCCCACGTCTACGAATGCAGTGAATCCCAAACTGTCGATCTCCATCGTTACCGACAAAGAATCGTGGTCTAGGACTCTAGCCTGCAAATTGTTCATTTCAACCATTCCATATGGCTTTGATACACGAAATGAAAGTATCTCGCCATTGGAATAGGTGTGCTCTTCGGTAAAAGTTACGACTGCTTGCTGAGCATTAGTAATCGCTGAAATATATCGAAGAGCAGGAACAAAAGTCATGACGCTCTCACATCAAAATCTTCGGTGAGATATTCCATAGGGGTAAATCTGGTACGTGAAATCTTCGTCACTGTGCCTTTCCCAGTATCCAAATTATCCGCTACTTGTCTGACTTTCTTATAGACGTTGTTAAGATGCTTAGCAAGGATCATCGGAATGGTGACCATCTCTCCGTGTGTGATCTTAACCATACGTACGGGCTCGCCGGGAAAGAATCTATAGCTAAAGTCTAGCCATCCGCCTTGAGCGTCTACAAACTCAAACATCCCTTTGATCATCTTCTCGCCGTCTTTTCTCATCTTATCCATCATAGCCTTAGATTTTGCTCTTTCGGACTCTGACGGAATGTTGAACTTCTTTGAACTTATCTCAATAATTTTCACAAAAACCTCTTCTCTAAATGAAACCCCTCCCTTGCGAGAGGGGATTTCCGATCAATCGGAATTCTTACTACTCAGCCGTAAAATAGTCTGCTTTCATCGCATACCAATCGTACTTTGACCCTGAATTTGTAATTACACTAGAACCCATATGCATAACAAATTTATTTCTGTTATCAAATGTATCCAACAAATTAGTACCAGGAGGCTGTTGAGCTTGCGTAGCGCTTCCGTTATCAGGAACAACTCCTGAAGAAGCAGGAACGCAAACAGCGGGGCTTACGCCTGCTGCTGCAATTGCACTCGTAGGGAAGTTGAACGTCGTAAAGCCTGACGAATCCAAGTCAAGAGTGACTGAAGATACCGTCGCGCTGTTAGTAACGCTCAATACTCGAGCAGAAACATTGTTCATTTCAGCCATGCCGAATGCTGACGACACGCGGAAAGAAAGAATCTCGCCAGGTGTGTAGTTATTCTTTGCGGTGAAAAAAACAACTGCTTGAGCTGCTTTCGTAATCCCTGCGATATAAGACCATCTTGGGTACATCAGGTTAGGGATGTACTTTTTGACAGATCCTGCCGTAGCAGCTGCTGCGAACGTTTGTCCGCCGCTGGCCATGTAGCCAAGAGTGATGCTTACGTTTGTAGTTACTGCCGTCACTTGGAAGGTGTACCCTGCAATTTGCAACTCTCCTGTTGTACCGTACAACCGAACGTGGTCTCCGATAAAGATATCCGCAGTGCTCGCCATGGACACAACGAATGTCCCCGCGTTTCCTGTGATAGCCGTTGTAGCAAGAGCCGCGAATGAAGGAGGTTTAGACGTATCAATAAAAGTAAATCCATTGGCCGTTACTAAAGCTCCCGTAGCAAGCGCGTTTGTCGCCGCAGTTTGATCCGTGATCTTTGCAGATCCTTGCGCAAAGCCGCGTCTAAACTGAGACATCAGCGCGTTTACTGCTGATGCGTCGCCCCAGTTCGTACGGTTCTCCAGAAAGAATAGATCCGGAGTGTCGTTCAGCGCCACTTGGTGCTGTTGTGTGGAATCCGAGGTAAATGAACCTGCGGCTATCAATTGATATGGCAACATGGTTCCTCCTTAAATTCCGGTTGATCGTAGGTTTTGTAACCAGAGGTCCTGAGTGATACACTGACCCTGGTATGTACTACAGCCGGCAGTGTGCCGGAGCATGCATGGATCATTGTTATCATTCTATTACTTTCAGCCATCCAAAGCTTACTGACCATAATCACCAATGGCGGGAGCACCGCTTCGGATGCTCCTCTCATACTTTCGTTATGAGTCTTGACTATCACTTACTCCTCCTCGGAGTTCTCTTTGGTTAGTCGATCAGGTTGCACATGAGTTTTTTTAAACAACCGATGTAATCTTAGGTGGCACTTCTGACAAAACCACTGAACTTCAAGCGGTTTGCTATAATCGAAATGATGCGCTTCAATCCTATATTCTGATGATTCACACATCTCGCACTTGTCAGGTCTTTTTACTTCGCCTTTATTAACCCAATATTGAAGTTGAGTCCTAGCATTGCATTTATCTCTATTAGACTTTTTGTAGTTACTGGCATATTTGGCTCTCCATTCCTTGTACATACCTTTGTACTTGTCTTTTCTTGCCTTCCATTCAGGATCAGAATTCCATCGATCTCTATTTCTTTCGTTGATAGAGTCTCTGTTTTCATCTCTCCATTCACGATGCCTTTGAACACGAGATTCTTTATTTCTCGCTTCATATTCTCTTTCTTTTTGTCTACAGCATTCAATGCACTGAGCGGACAAACCGCACTTATATTTCGGGTCTTTCCTAAATTCATCGGGTCGTTTGTTTACAAGACACTTAGTACATGATTTACTTTCTTCTACCATAGCTAACCTCCATAGGTTTACAGGTAGTATAAATGACCCATGTATTTGCATCAAGCTCACTGCTTACCCCTTGTTGCCATGACTAAGCTGCTTGAGCATAGTTGTAGGTGTCCAAGTCAATTAAAAGAGATTTATCCAGAGCCAAACTTAACCCTGGAGGCATGTAAATAAAACGTGCCTTACCACCACTTTGCCACAAACTATCTATTACTTGTTGACCATATTTTAATATGGCGGATATCTCATTTCTGGATATCTCCACTGCTTTCGTCAGTGGTTTGGCGCACCGCATCTCCTTTCGGAGTCTTCTCGCTTGCTCTCTTACGGTGATGTTTTGATTCATGATGTAGGTAAAAATGACAGACAGCACACAACCAAACGACTTCAAGAGCTTTGGAATAATCCTCATGATGTGCATGAGGTTTACATTCCTTTTGGCACTTAGAGCATGAAGAAGGACGAATAAGTTTCCCTGTTTCGACCGCATACATTGCCCTGTCATGAGCTTTTCTTTTTTCAGGATTTCTTTTATCCCAATCAGAAGATCTTTGGTTTCTTTTGTTCTTGCCATGTCTAGTACTGAGATATTTTTTAGTGGCTTCAAGAGACATGTCTCTAGCCTTTTCAAGATTTCTCTCATACCAATCACGGCTTTGTTTAAGCCTTTTTTCTCTATTCTGTCTTTGCCATTCGGAAACGTACTTAGCCTTATTAGCAATAGCCTCAGGGGATTTTTTAGATCTCTTGACGCTATCAATACAGCACTTGCGGCATCTTGGATTGATGCCGTCCTTACTACATTTAAGCTTTCCAAATTGTTCATCATTTTTTTCTTCTTTACATCTTCTACATACTCTCATTTGGCCTCACATTACGTGTTTGCCAAACGATATTATCAAAACATCTTCCGCAGTGTCACCATAATTACGCGACTAGCGCATAATCGTAGGCTTCCACCTCAATCAGAGAAGATTTAGAGTGGTCTGACATTTTAACCACTTTGTAAGCCTCTTTAGCAGCAACGAAGCAGTTAGCCACGTCATTACCAAGTAAGCTTGCATTCGGCGTAATAGAACCCTGCTCAGACACGAAGTAACGCACGTTGTTCACGCCACCCCATTCAGTAGACAGAGTCTGGCTGATGTTAGGGTATTGGAACTTCCGCACGAATCCCGTAATGCCGTTAAGCACGGGGATCATTCGGGTTGTTAACATACAACCGTAGCTATCGCCCACTGGGCTCGTTCCGAACTTCAGGTCTGCTTCAACAATCGAAGTGATGTACTCGCCCGAGTTGTTTTGCAACACGGTTACGATGTCATCTACGTCTTCGATGGCCATCTCTGTTGGGAGATCTCCGTTTGTTCCGTTTACGCAGTTAATTACAGAAGCTGTTGACTCGAGATTGTCTCGAACCAAGGCGTCTTGTGTTTCGCGCAAAGCTTGTCCTAGACGAGCTGCTGCGCTATTGAGAACTGGCATCCTGTTACTTTTTTGACCGTGGCCCGAAATGATTAAAATATTTCCTATTTTCGGTCCACGGACCGAAATGATTAAAATATTTCCTATTTTCGGTCCATGGCGAGGAAGCCTATTGCACTTCCCTCACTGTGTTTCCACGGTGTTCCGAGTACCGCATCTCCTTTCGGAGTCTTCTCGCTTACTGCTGTCATGCTGCACACCTTTCAGTTGCTTGCACCTTGTTGCCTGCGCCACAATGCGGTCAGGGTTCCAAGATTATCAGAGAAGATTTATCGAGGACACAATTCTATCCTCGTTAGTAATTGTAACTTGTCTCGTTAAAACGATATAAGTTGCATATACGCGTACCCTACACAATTACGCTGCATTACTAATATGTGGACTGTAGTAATTATCCACATCAACACGATGTAACTGCTGACTTGGAGGATTCAATTGTGAGTCATCGAGAGGTGTCGTAAATAGATCTAAACGATCATATCTAGACTGTCTGTCAATGAACCCTTGGTTATCTGGAAGTTCCACAGGAGACGCGAAGAGCATGTGAACTAAGTTCCGCTCTGGCGTGCTGAGAAGCTTCGCATTGTAACGCTGCTGAATTTGTGGAGGCAGCGAACTAATTGAAACGGTCATGGTTTAACCCTTTTGGTTAATACCCGCCGCCACTCATGCCCGCGTACTTTAACATTTCCTGATAGACAGCTGACTTCTCTTCTTTTGTCTTTGGCTCTTGAAAGGCTTGTGCTAATGGTCGAGAGGAAAAAGATTGAGGTGATTGCACCGTCTTTTTATTCTGCTCGAGCTTTTTGTCCACTTCCTTCGTGCGCCGTGTAGACGTGAGTTGATCAGGTATCCCTTTGGATTTGATATTCTCATAAGCCAAAAGGGCTGCCTCATAGGGATCTGAAATAGACGCGATCGCTTGAGCACGACCTGGGTACATTTCTTGTAAAATCTCTATGCTTTCAGGGTTGACGACGTTATCAAAATCGCTGTACTCACGACGTAGCTGGGAACCGATTTCCGACTTCTTCTGCTCTTGCGCACCTCTCTCAAATTCTTGCAGTTTCTTTTGAAACCGCTCCTCTTGAGCTTTGAGCACCTTAGCTAACTTGGAACCGGAAGCGTACTCCTCCCTCTCAAGTTCTTGAAGAATGTCTTCCTGCGGAGCTTGCTGCTGCGTCTGAGAATGCTGATTGCTCATCAATTGCTTGATAAGCTCTTCCTGCATCTTCGCTTTTCTGATTGCTTCGTCTCTGTCCCGTCTGAGGTTTTTGACCCAGTTCCTCTCCTGTTGTACTTCGGGAGTGTGTGCTGTGTCTTGAACCGTCTGTTGGACAGATTCCTGAACGGAATTGTCTTCCGGTGTGGCGGGCACCATTTGCTCGTTGAGAGCGCTGCCTTGGTTTGAAGCTTCTTCCATAACTTTCCTTCTGCTTGGTGAGAGCGTGTTAAGGTGACTTAACACCGACCTAGGAATGCTTTATGCATTCTTAAATTGACCTTAATGGAGAGATATTTAAAATCAAACAATTTATGATATGTCCTAAATGTTTTCTTGACAGAGAGGAAGTTGACTTCCTGCAAAAAGATACGTGCTACAAATGTCAGTACGAACACAAAGTTGCTAACTCTAAACAATTTAACAGGAGGAGATGCAAGAATTGCGGAGGAGACTTATCATCTAACAAATGGTCTTACTGCTGCGAGAGGTGCGCTTACGTTCGCACGAAGAAGCTAAAAGATAGCCATTGGACTAAATTGGTAAAGTAAACGCTATGTATTCGATTGAAGAGCTAGAGAAAACTTTCAAGTTGCATCACGAAAAATCTGCCGAGGTCAATAAGAAGCTCAGAAAGGAGTTTCAAAAGAATAATCCAGGCGAGCCTATCCCCGATCCGTTCAATGACGACTTTAGCTTACCGTTGGCTCTGGAATCGATGTGCAAGGAGATATCCTTTCTAAAATCTCTTCATGATGCGCCGATAAGGGAGGTTAATTGAACACCCTTAGACACGTTTACAACTGCGCCGAGTGCCTAGAGCCATGCTACTCGGTGTATCTCTACACGCGCAAAAACAGCCCCGATAGACTCGACATACTTTGCCGTATCTGCGCCGAGCGCGTGCTCAATTTGAGAGACTGCGAAGTAACTCTTCCAAGACAGATTCTTGCGAGCGAGATTGTGAAGGACGATTCTGCCCCCAAGAGGCAATTGACAATCCGCACATATACATCCGATACCGCAATGCCTCGCACTCGGATGCCTCGTCCGCCTCGATCTCGTCCCGTCTAGATTCCTCGACGTTTTGCAGAGAGTCTGTGCTAGGACGCCACATTAGGATTGGATTGACTGCAGGTATAGACATACGTCACCATTATCAACTCTGCTTAATGGGCTTGTCCTTCCAATTAGGATTAGGTACCCATTCGCATTCTTCATCCTTATCCTTGATAAATCCGAAGCAAGTCAAGTCGAAAGACTTCCACGACTGAATGTTCGATACAAATTCAGGATCAAAATGAGTAGGATTAGCAAGTATGTTATCCATCTCTGACCAATGAGGCAGCGCCCAACAGAAGCGAACTTCTTGAGTTTTAGGATTTTTCCAGAAAACTGTTGTGTCATCCTCAGGCCATGGTCTAAAAGGGTGATAAATAATTCGTCTCAACATAGACGATTTCATTTGCAGGTCTTTCTTTTCGTGAACGATCAGATAAAACGGATAATCGTTATATCGGGGCTTACACAGTCCCTCGTTGATATCCTCTATCAGCGATTTAGTGAACTCATTAGCCATATCACCGACAAGCACATCCTTTTCGCCTTCGGCCTGAGCCTTTTGGTAAATTGCTCCTACGGTCTCACGGCCTGGATCGTAGAGAGATTGGTGCGTCCCAAGAGTTCTTAGAGTCTTTTTCACTTCCGTATCTGGAGGGTGCATTCATTGCCTTTCTTTTCTGTTTTTTAGGAGCTTTCTTAGATATTTTTACAGTGACTTGAGGAGTAATATAATTAAAATCATTCATTCACGGTGCCCTAAAAAAGGCCGTAACATTGCATCACGGCCTACTTGTAACAGAACATCACTTTCCTTTGCTAGACCTAGGTGTGTGCAGGTCTAGAGTCTGAAAGCGCTTAAGTTCGCGCTGATTATGTACAGCCTCGGCGACAACCTGTTCGCGAGACTGTTGTTTCATCGTCATCGGGTTCGGGTCGATGCTCCCTTTCTGCACGGGGACTTTACTCATTACTTTCCTCGTTTAGACGCCTTCTTAGGCATCTTGATCTTCGGAAGTCCTCTTACCTTTGGAGCCATCAATTCATGAGGCTTTGAAGTAATTTTGGACTTCTCGGGTGATTCGTACTTCATGAGTAGCGGCCTTGATAGTGCTGCTTCTTGATCTCGTTCGCTTCTTTCTTCTGGAATTTGTCTTGGCGCTCTACATACTGAAGCGTTTTAGAAAATCCTGATTCAGCAAAGTTTGACATCGGTTTTTGGTAGTCTTCAACTCGTGGTGACATATCACCTTGCGTTTTCCCTGCGGAATAGCCCATTTTGTCTTTCATAATGCCCCTCCTTGGGGTTGTATTTGTTGTTTTTCTATATACCCATTCGGGTTAGCTGTGTGAATCTTCATCGTGTTCATAAGCTCAAGAGCCTTTTCCATTTGCTCGAGGTCGATGGACTGTATCTCTTTCAGAGCTTTGACCATGTTGAGGAAGGAAGTGGACTTCTCGCGCTTAGCTTCTTCGATCTTCTCGACACCGATGGCTTTGTCTAACTCGATCTTAGACATGGAGGCTTGAGCTTTTGCGGACTGATCGCGAGCGTAAGCAAGCTTCGTTTCATTGTCTACTTGCATCTGCTGCATCTCAAGCTGAGCTCTCTTCTCTGCCATTTGAGCTTGTTGCTTCTCGGCTTCTTCGACTTCTTTGATGAGAGAGTCTTTGTCTTGCAAGACCATCTTACTGAGGATGCGCTTAGACGATATAGGGATACCCAGCTCAGTCTTAGCGTAGAATAGCTGCTGCGCTTCCATCTGCTGCTGTGACTCGGTAAGAACGCCGGTAGCCACTTTGCAGGAGTAGCGGAAGAAAAGCTTGTTGTCGAATTCTTCGGTTGGCTCCTCGCCAATGATTTGACGGATCTTTCCAAAAGTGTAGTTCTTCTGTATGACTTCAACGGTAAGATCTCCGTCTAGACGCTGGAACTCGTCGAACTGATCGAAGAGCGGCATGAGCCTTGTAATCGATGCGCTCTGACGAATCATCGTGATGATGCCCGCTTTGTCGTCGATGTCTTGCCCCATCATCTCGGCTGTGACGCCTGAAATGTACTCGGTGATGTTCTTCAACTCTGCTTCCATTTGCAGAAGAACCGGGGAAGGAGGGTCGATGTGAAGTTTCTCAACCTTGTCGAAATAGCCGGGGCGCGTGGTGAGAACACGGCCGTTACCTGAATTTAGAGCGTCGTCAGGGGTAACTAGAGCCCCTTGCTCCATTTTAATGCCTGACTGCTGTGCCTCAACCTGATCAAGATCGTTGATCTTCATGCGATTGAAAAGGTATTGCGAGTCACGGATGTCTCTAGAGATTCCACGGAACTTATAAGAGTAGTAGGCTGTATCCGGGTTGAAGTAGCCCAAGCACGGCACCACGGGGTATTTATCAATACCTAGCGGGTTCTTCTCGTCGAGTAGCAACCTGTCGTTAATCATGATCGCTCGGCGGACGGTAGGCTTAGCGCGCTTCTCTACGCGGAACAGCTTGCGCCCTTCCACCATGTCAAAGCCACCTTGGCCGTTGTCCTTGCGGAACGGCTTGCGCATCACGTCGCGCATCTGCTCGTCGTCGCCTTCCCACTCTTGGCACTCTTCGGACTCGCGATCGATAAGATATGTTGCTTCTCGTGAGGTGAGGTAGTAGTACTCGTCGAAAGCTATGAGGTTTGGAAACTGGATCTGGTAAACCTCGGGCATGTAGTAGAACTTGTCATCTCGATAGGTCCCTTGAGGAAGCGAAAGGATCTCATCGGCGATGTTGTGATACAGTACTGCCGCGTCTTGCCGATCAAAGAACGTACGAATCGTCCAGAATCGGCAATCTGACATGTCATGCTTGCGGAAGTAAGGATCAAAGAGACACTGTTTCATGTCGACGTAGCGCTTGCGAATGTCTCCTGAGATGATGTCTTGTGTCTTGTCTATGTACGTGAGACAAAAGCCTAGACCTTGAGTAAGAGCCCCTTTCTCGAAACAGTCTGAGTAGACCTGATAGATCCCT